GTAAAATTATTGTTAAGATCAAAACCTGCCATTTAAGTCTCCGTTATTAAGCTTTCAACTTAGCTTTTTCATAAGCATCTGTTAGAAGAGCTATCGTCCTTTCTTGACGATATAGGTATTCAGGGGCAACTACCACATTCTTAGTATCAGTCATAGCTGTTTGCGTGGTGGATTCTGGTGCTCCAATAGAAGCGTTATCACTTACCTGATGACCAACCTCTAGGGTACTATCTTCAGGTGTCTCTATAAACTTAGCCTCTGCTAAAATATCGTTCACAGTATCTTTTAAATACTCAACATGTCTCTTAGCTAAACTACGTACTTTTTCTTTACGGGCTTCTGCGTCTAGGTCTACATAACCTTCTTGACCTTTAGTAATCTTGTCTACTACTATCTGTGTGGCCAGAGATTTCTTATAAACGTCCAGAAGACTCTTATTAATATCTTTCTGTCCGTCTAAAGATTTCTTTATAGTAGCTGCTTCATCAGATAAAGTATTTAAGGTGTCTTCCTTATCTCCCAATTCTTGTTTGGTAATTGTAAGCATGTCTTTTTCAGCTAATGCTTTAGACATATATGACACATAGTCATCTGCGTACCAATCCTGAGACATAGCAGAGAGCATGCTTCTCATATCGCTCTTCAATTCTGGCTCTGATTTATCATAGGCTTTATCTAAGGAAGTGAATAATACCAATACTTCCTTTCCTGTATCTTTAAACTTTTCTCCTGCAAACCCTGTTATCTTGTCGCTTACGCTAGAAATAGTATCTTTTTCACTCCCTACTGCACATTTGAGAGTTTTTGCTTTTCCTGATACACAAGATAGAATTCTTGCTTTAGTATCTGCACTTACCTTTGCTCGGCCGATAAGTCTTCTAGCCGCTGTTACGTGCGCGCAGTCAGGTACTGGGAAACTTCTATTGGGTCCGCAGAAAGTGCCACCTTTTAATTCTTTTCTTTTTGTGGTTGAAAGCTTTGCATCCTCTAGATTAATCCCTTGCTCTTTGGCTACTTCAGCTAGCTCTATTTCCAGTTCTGCATATATTCCTTCTTCATCTTGGAAGAAAGCTTTGTCATCTGGGTCTGTAAGGTCTTCTAGATTCCAACCTACTCCACATACCCCGTCAGGACAGTCGTCGTTAATAGTATCATCAGCATTATCAGTGATAGCCGCTACTACTTCTGGATCTACTGTTTCTACTGCATCAGAAGCCTTGTTAAGATCCTTTTTGCGGATCTGAGCATTCAAAGTAGATACCAAACTGCGCTTTTTAGTCTTTAGCTCATCGGTTTCTGGGTTCCATTCATGTAGGCCAGCTTTCAGACTCGATGCTTGCTCTGCGTCAAGAGTTTCTGACTTAATAGTCACAAGTATGTCATCAAACTTACCTTCACTAATCAATACATCTAAATTATCCATGTTTCCCTCGTGATGAGTAATATCATCTGTGAATAAGCTATCAGAGAATGTTAGATTAGAGTTCCTCTGACTAGCGTTTTGACCTAAGAAGAAGATTTTGTTTAAATTATCCTGCAATACTTCTTTGGATATAACTGAAGCAAATGGATCTGCTGGAAAATTAACGAAACTTACCTCGTCATAAGCCTTTGGTCCACAGATTAAGAATGCAGTCTTGTCTTCGAACTTTTCTCCAGGAGCATGTTCACACCTATCATCTACCGCCCAATCTTGGTGGCATATAGAACAAATAGCCGAATCAGTTGTGAACCCTACAGAGACGGTGAGATACTCGTCTCTTAATACCTTTTCTATGGCTTCTGGATTGCTAATCTTTAAACCTAATTCTATGTAACCTAGTCCAGTATATCCCTTTATGGGGGCCAGATTATCTACTATCCAATCTACACTTTCGAACAACCCTACTTTCTTTCCATCTGTTTTATAAAACAAGGAATCTTTTATTGTTGGGTAGTCGCTAGACCATAAATAGGATTCATCTACGTACTTTGCTTCTATAACTCTTCCTAACACATCACTATTTTCTACATGATTTACAATCACAGGCTTGCGAGCCATGTTGTCAGGCACCCAAGTATGGCACGCTTTCTGTACGCTATCCGGGCGGTAAAATCTCCAATTCCCGTTTACATAAGCGGCATGAGTAGCGCGAGTCTTTACTAAAAGTGATTTACTATCTGTAGATTTCTTAGGGTACCTAACGTCTGATTTGCTTATCGTTAGGTAATCCTTCATGTGTAGCATGGGCATTAGCGTCTCGTTTGCGATGGATCGTATACAAATGGGAGTGGCATAATTCTATTTTGTGGTGGTAGATTAGTCTTCGAAGAGGAAGTCTTTACCAGTTCCGGGTTCTGGATCGCTTCGCCCAGCGGTATCTTCTTGGTGTTCGTTTGAATATTGATTATTGGGAGTGGTTGTGCCATTTATGTCCTCTAATTCTTCTAACTTTTCTAACTTCGATGAAATCACGACAGACAGTATTTCTATGTCGTCTGTCACTGCTACTGCAACTTTAAATGAGTTTATATCTATAATGTCTTCTATACGTGGTTGATTAGTATAGGTCTTATTGTCCTCGAAGGTAATTTCTCCGTTGTTGAATTTAAGAACAGCCAGATCTACCGCACGACTGGAGGCTTCATGCCATGGATCTTTGGTTAGGTCATGAAGATCTTTTGCTATAGTTAACTCGTCTAAGAGTAGTTCATAGAATACCTCACTGTTGCTTTTCGCCTTTGTTGCGGCTGGGTTTCTACCATGCTGATTAGCTGGTCTAGCCCTGTTGCTTGAGGTATTTGCGGCAGGATCTTTTGCTGCAGCCTTAGCAGACGCGGCGGCTTCAGCTAGTTTAATGGCATACTCATTAGCCATGTAACTATGAGTAGTTTTTACATCCTTTGGAGTCAAAGCTGGACGCTGCATTGCATGCCTATACTCTTCCAAGGTCATGGAATCATTAAGCCACTGTTGGATTAAATGGTTCTCTAACTTCAATTTATTATCTATATCTATTTCTTTAAATCTAATATGGGTAGCTTGTAGAGCATTTTGAACGGATAAAGAATAGTTTGCTTCTTGGAACCACTCCTTGAAGAAATGCATTCTCATTAGATCGCAGAACTTTGTTAGGTCAGATTTAATCTGATCCTTTAAATTCTGGGATACGTTATCTGCGGCTGACCTTGTAGCCCCTGTTTCCCCTACATCAAGACTTGATACTCCTAATCCAGATAGTACTCTTTGCTTCAGATGAGCTATTAACTCTTTAGTATCAAGAGCTTGGCCCTCGGCCCCCACAGACTTAACCGCTACTCTTTCGTCTGTAACGAATATACCTTCCTTAGGCATATTCTCAATAGCTGCCTTAATTAAATCTATTTCACTCTGCCCTTCAGAACCATACCAACATGGAGCTTCTTTACTTCCTACCTGTACATGAAACAGAGGAAACAAATAGTTTATAAATAATAACTCTATATTCTCTTCTAACCTTCTTAAAGCAAAGATGTCGTCTTTTACTCCTATAAGTCTTGGGGTACCGTACCAATGGCCGGTTTTTACATCCCACTTTAAATGAATTATATCTTCAATAGGAATATCTTCGAATGGGGCTCCAGTTTCATAGTATCTTCTCCAGAAGATCTGTTGGCCAACCTCGAAGTAAGGCATGATTTGATGTGTAGGTATAAAAGCATATCCTGCTACAGGTATTCTATTCCTATTAGCTTTATTCTTTATTCCTGGGGAGGCCTTTGTATCCCTAATCTTGTATAAAAAACAATTAGAAGTAAGAAGCAGGTTGTATAGAATCTGCTCAAAGAAAGCCTGAATGGGCGTATCCATAACATACTCTAAGGTTGCTAATCTCTTCTTTATATAAGCTACATTCTTCTGATTATTTTCAACATCACTAACTACATCCCAACCATTTCTAAACATAAGAGAAAGTCTACGAGTTATAGCCTGTCTAACATAGATCTCTGTATCATAAATGGCAAAGGCTTCAAGTAAATTATATTCTGGCTTAACTATACCAGTTACACCTTTGTAAACACCTTGATAAGCAGCATTCTTCTCAAGCTGCTTTTTAATATTTGGCTCTGTAGTAGTAGATACATCCTTTACCTGTAGGGCATCTTCCTTTTTTGTTCTAGCTGAAATTGAGGCCACAGACTTTAGAACTGTTCTTGGTCCCAGTGTCTTTATATCTCCATTTAATCTAGACTTTATACCTACTACAGTCTTTGGATTATTTGTCCCATTCTTCGAGTTTAGTACTCTATCCATACGCATAACTAGATCATAGTCTTCCTCTGGATCATTGATCACAGGCTTAGTCGCTGGTTTTGTAGGTTTCTTAATTTGATTTGTGGGTACTTTAGGCACTTTATAACTCCTAGCCTGCTATTGGAGGAACTCCCAATTGAGTCAATCCACCAGTTGCTAATACTGATTGAACATTGGTACTTGGGGGAGGAACCCCCAAAATAGAGGTTGTTATTGAACCAGCTGTTGATACAAAACTAGTACTATTGGAACTTAAACTTACTGTTTGTGTAATACTAGATATTGTATTTAACGGGTTTCCCGAAGGATTTGATGTGTTCATATTTGCTAGAGACGTTGCTATAGTAACTAACTGCTCTGCCGATCTTAAGCTACATAATAGATTAGTATGAGATGTTGTGTTCTCTAAGCTTCTCCCAAGTACCTTTTTGAAGTTTTCTAGAACTTTATTCATCTTAGAAGTTATCTTTATTTGTAACCAGGCTATGGAAGAGGCGATTTCTTTTATACCACTACTCATAGCATTGAGCTCTTTGGCTGCTCCTCCGGAAGCTTTTCCAGACCCTAATCCAGTATTTCCTAACAAATTAGCGCTGGAGTTGCCCATAGATAGAGGAGCTTGCGGATTACTGGTACAACAGGAGTTAGCTTTGCTTAATCCACCCAATACTGATCCAGATGCAACAGATCCAATCGCAGCATTTGCTTTATTAAATGTGGACATTATTTGTCCAAGACTTCCAGTAATATTTTTAAGTGGAGTCAAAGCTATTTGAGTCAGTTTATCTGCAGTAAATACTATTAAACTGGCATCAGCTACAAGTCTGAGATATACATAATTACATAGGTCTTTATATAAGTCTTTAAATACATCCTTGTATATTAGGCCTTTTGCTCCGTTTACTAAAGCTACTACCCTTATTAAATCTCCTAGTGGCTGTAAAACTAAAGTGTTAACTACATTAGTAACATCGTCGGCTATGACACCAACTGTAGCCGAAACTTGATATACTCCAGCATAGGCCCCGGAGAAATCATTTACTACCCCATTTAGTGTATCCGATAATCCAGTACTCATATCTATATTGGACATAACTATAGGAGCACTACTATTTGGGGTTGGGGTGGATTGTTGTATTGGGTATGTATGTAGGTTAGTAGCCATGGAAGTAAACATAGCTGCTTGTGTCTTTAGACTACCTAACAACAAAGGAAGTTGGGAACTATAGGTAACGCTATCTGACAGGGAATTTTCTACTGCTGTTATGGTCGTAGATAAAGCACTTGCTTGTACTTGATTTATCTGTGAAGTTGAATCTGTTCCTAGCGCAGCCTGTGTCAACTGAAGATTAATATTAGTATCTAATAAGTTACTATACATAGCTATGGATATAGCTGGTGGAACATTACCATATAATGTATTTAATGCTTGTGCTAATCCTGGATCGCTGGCTGGATTTACTGCTATAGATATATTACCTGATATTAGTTCGATAATATTTTGAAGATATGCACTAGTTTCTGCCAAATTTAATAATTTGGTTATTAAAGCACTTGATAAACTATTTTCTTTAGTAACTGAAGATGTAGAACTATATATAGTAGTAGGTCCAGTTACAGACGAGGCTGGATGAACAGGTATATCACTACTTACTGTTGGGGGAGGATTATATATAAATGTAAATGGGTTAAAATTCACTAGTCATCCTATCCAACTGCTTCTGAAATATCATTACTATCGTCTACAGAGGATACTGAAAATACTTTACCAAATCCAGGAAGCTGAGCAAATAAATCTCCTACTTGACCAAGATTAGGATCTATATACATTTCCTTTTGTATATTAGAGTTCAATGGAACTATGGCTTGTATTGTAGACCACGGCCCGGCTAAGTAGATTGGATTTGCAGCAGAGTACATAGACATTTGAGTATAGAAGTCTTGAAGCCCATGAAAGTCCTTACATATATATGGTAGCATAGCATTATAAGCTAATTGTTGCTGAAATGCCCACGTCTGCAATTTAGACATAACAGTAATAACTAATGGTATATCATAAGAAGCTAGATAAGTAACGGCTGCCAAATCTGTGTTTACATTCCCCATCTCTTCCCTCTTGGTTTATCACTCTTAAATATAGATGTTCTAGAATATGAAGGAACATTAGCTCTTGGATTAGCGGCGATAGTGGCTCCGCCCCTGGTTAGGTATAGAATCCTATATTCATCCTGAGCCTCTGATTTAGGCATTCTTCTAGCTATACCAGATGCTACCTTCTTCTCTTCTAATACCTCAGGAGCAGATTTTGGAGTTGCGCTGGGAGTTAAAGCAACACCCCATGACCCGGCATGAGAAATAGTAGCAAGGTGCCTTCTATAAGAATCCGGAGTGGCGTACAGACCATGAGTCATCTCTACGGCTAAAAGAGCTAGCATAAAAGCATCAAGATCATGATCTCCTACTCCGCCTTCTGTGGTGTAAGTGTTAGCAAATCCATCCTGTGAGTAATTCTTTACCCTATATCCCCTTAATTGGGAATCTAGGACTGTATCATCATCCGAAAATTTTATAGTCTGAAGCTCAAAGCGCATGACTGCGCCCTCAACCATAAACGGTTTAGTACGTCTTTTTACTTCTTCTTTTTCTATATATCTACTGCCTGATTTAGCTCTAGAAGATATTATATTGTTAAATTCTAGATTGGCCCCGAAATCTATACTTACAACATTGACTAGTCTTTTGGTATCTGGGTCATTTGAATTCAGCCCTATAAGTTTAAGATCATCTAACTGAGTTGCCCCATATCCATGATCTATAAAGACTTTAGTACAATGCCATAGGGAGTTATATCTTACTACCGCATTTATAGAATCTTGGTTAGTAAATCCTTTAAAATCTACAGTATGCTTGGCTACACAACGAGTTATCTTAGTAACTGGATCATATTCTACAATTCTAATGCGGGTACCTGTGCCTTCTCCATTCCAGTCTATCCCCATGAAGTATTCTTTTGAACCATCATATACACAAGTAGCATAACCTCTTAATTTTTCTCTAAAAGGATCTGAATATCTAACTTTAGCTTGGTCTATAAAAATATTCTTGAATACACCCTGGGAAGGATCTCCGAATTCAGCCAGATATTCATGACGATATCTATCTTCAGTAAGAGCTTCTGTCCGACAGTTTACTTCCATTTCATCATCCCAATCTGGATGAACAGAAATTGGATAATAGAATTCTCTGTACCTATCATCCTGGGTGCACATGTGCCAGAACTTAGATCTATCTCCAGTTGGAGTAGAGGATCCATGGAATTCTGAATTCTTATAACGTGTAAGAAGGGGTGATATGGCCCCCCAATCTTCTTCCACAAGATAGTCTTGCTCGTCTATCCTAACCCTTCTGGGAGATTGACTTCTTATAGAGGAGGCTTTTCTGCCGGAGGAAGAACCAGCAGTGAATACTCTTATTTCTGCCTCATTCTTAAATACTATTTTTCTGAATGGGTTTTGCTTCTTGTCAGCTATAGATCCTTGCAAACCTGTAGAAGTATCAATAAGTTCTATAATTCCGTTATACCAACCATCTGATTGGGAGTCTGCTGGACAGATAATTAAATCATCATAATTCTTTGTGGTAAAGACTTTATGTATTTCTTCTATCTTGGCAATTGTGGTTTTTCCCAAACCACGTCCTAGTCTGTCTACCTTTAAATTAGCAGTACACTTTAGAATTGTTTCTTGATATGGTCTAGCTACAAATGGGGCGAACTCTCCATTATCGTCCTTGGTATTTATATATTTATTGGCCCAATAAGCTATATCAAATACTTCTCTTATATCATTCCCATTTGGATCTTCTATAGGGAGTGGGTCTTCATCTGGAACGGCAGCTTTCATATTCTGCTGCGTGCGTAGATAATCATCCTCTCCGTACACACCATTACACTTAATATTAAATGGCTTTCCTGGATATTTAAGCTTATATTGAGCATGACAATCCTGACAAATAGGATTATCCATCCTATCTAATAGATAAGGATCTATAATACTACCGTCAGGATTAGTATTTCTCTTATTTACTTTGGCTAAGAAAGCATCTAGGCTGATGTCTACTGTCATTAATTACATCCTGGACCATCTATTTTGGGCAGCCCTCATTGCCATAACAGAACGGGCTTTCAATACAGAACTAGCAGCCCCAACATTAAAACTTCCTTTTACTCCTGTTGCTGCTCCCCATACTCCTCTACTCCATTGCCTACCATACATAGAAAGACCTCCTACTGCGGCCCCACCAAAGGCTCCCTTTAAGCCTCCGGATATTCTATGGTCTTCTCCTCCAGCAACAGAACCAACAGTAGCACCTGCTAATGAACCGGCTATCATTCTTCCCCTAGCTGGACCAATAAACTTTATAGCTTTGCGGGCAACTGTTGCCATATCTCCATATGCTACATTGAAATTCATATCTATTACCTTCTTTACCCATTTACCTCATACGCTATGCTGAAGTTAGCTGTATTA